GCTTAGAGAATGTTTCGAAACTCTTTTCAAGTTTCTTTGCATCCCGTTGTGCAGCCTTGCTTCCTTTGTCGCTGTATTGGGTGATGATTCGTGCGATTACTGCGCCGACATTAGCCATCTATTTTGAACCCACGCAATCCTTGGTTTGTTTCTTTGATTGTGTCTTGCATGATTTTGACAATCTTGCGTTGTATGTCGCCCCGGTCTTCCCATACAGCACGCCAAACAACACGCCGCGATGCGCGGAACATATTGGAAATCTTTTGATTGAATGGCGAAAGTTTGTTGTTTCGGCCAGCGATTTCAAAGATGACACCTGCTGCCGACTTGTTCTTCAAGCCATACAAGTTGGTTCGATAATTTCTATCAACGCGACCTTGTGCGGTTGTGCGTGAAATGCCGGCTTTGATTTCGCCTTCATTCCATGCTGGCCAACCAGCACCACCACGAACCCTTCCATTGCGTGCCGGAACATTGCGCCAACCACTCAGAGGTGTTCCCTGATAACTTCTGCTTGCGTTGGAAATGAATCCTTTGGCGTTCTGTTCCAGCACTGCCATTTCTTGCCGGATGGATGAATTCATGCGCCGATATGATTTTGCATCAAACTTTTTGAGTTCGTTGATTGTCTTTGCAAAACCTTCGACTGTGACTGTTGCGTGCAATCCTTCTGCTGCCATCAGCCACCTTGCCTTTTCGCTCTGTCTTTCAAATATGCAACGATTGCTTCAAAAATACCCGGTGGTGCATCAATCAATGCATTCGGGTCAATACCTGTTTCAGCCGCGACAGCCGCAATCGTAAATGTCAGGCTTTCGCGGTGGATTCGAAAGAATCATCAGAAACCAACTCCACAGAAACAAGTGATTCAAGAAATTCGTCACCATAAGGTTTCAGAACTTCGCCACTGCGTTTGACTGCTTCGTATGCAAGGAAATACAAAATTTCCATGCGCTGACTTTCAAGGGCTTTTCCTATCCCCATTCCGAACTTCTGTTCGCAAGCCACAATGATTCTTGGGCTTAGAGGATAGGAATCACTCTTGTCATTCTTTCGATTGACCTGAATTTGTAAGCCATCCATGATGACCCCCCATTTCTATTTGTTACGCGGTTGTTTTGGTAATTGTTCCGCTGATTGGCCAAGTGACAGATGCAGTGGAGAGTTCTCCAACAGCGCCGTTGATTGGTGTCCACTCTGAAACCAAGGCAGAAAATATGTATTGCGGGTTTGTTGAATTTGTTGTTGTTGATGCTGGTTTGATTTTCATGCTGGTGAGGGAACCAATCAAAGGATAGATTGTTGCCTCAATGCTGCTTGTTGCGAAATCCTGATGGAATTCAAGGGTCACGCTGTTATCCAATAAGCCGCCAACGCGTGTGATTGCGGTGTTGCCCATTGCAGTTGTTTGCACTTCATTGACTGTGCTGTTCAGAGTTACTGATGCAACATGGTCTGAAATGTCTGTTGATGTGTTGATGAGAACCTGCACATCGGTGAGAACGATTCTTGCCATTTCTTTCCTTCCGGCTTATCCGTAGATTGTGATTCGGTATCGGTAACTGAGGAATATGATGTTGTTTGATTCATACGACCCAGATTCCGCTGCGGTGACACGCAATGTTTGGCATGCGCCACCCAAAGTTCTGTCACCTTCAATTGCTGCTTTTATCGAACCCGCACCGGAACCGGCGAGATATGCATCTAACCGATTCTGACCAGCGCGTTCCGAAAATCGCTGAACAATCACAATGACATCAACATTGGCTTGGTCTAACCCACGCGCGTTGTCAATATCAAATGTGAAATCTAATTGCCCCACAACTGCTGCTGGTGGGTTCACTTGGTCTGGTACTAGGTCATAGCAACGAAGACCAGAAATTGTTTGAAGTCTTGTTTTCAATCCATCACGAACTTGTGAAGGAATCATTTGACCATCCCGGCAAATCTGCGCAATGGCTTGATAAGTGCTTCAACATCAGCATCAAGTTTTGCAAGCAATCTGACAGTTCCCAACTCTGGTGAACCAGCAATCCCAAATGGAGATTGTCGGCGCAAAAACATTCTGGCAGATTGTATCAAACAAGCAGTTTTGATTTCTTTTGGTACTGCTGACCATCCCCAGATGCCAGATACCCGAAGACTTTGTGGCAAACCTGCTGTGAAGATGTATGCGCCAACTGCAAGAAGTTTGTTGTATGGCCAACCCTTGCGGGGATTGTTGATTGGTTCCACCATGAAGTCTGTGGTACTCCAAACAGTATCCCAAGAAAATTGAAGGCTTTCATCAGTTGCAATTTCTGTGATGGTTACGATGTCATCAATCTGCACATAATACATATCAACTGGTGTGTAATAGCGCGAAACTGGTGTTTGTGAAGTTCCGTCTTGATAGAAGAAGCGGTCACAGTAGTCATCAATCATTCTGCTTGAACTCTCAATCGCAAGTTCAAGTGCTGCATCATCAACTGTGTCGCCACTATCAATGGCAAGTGTTGCTTTCAATTCTGCAAGTGTGCAGTATCCGTTAGTGATTGCCACGCTTGATGACCTTTCTTTCTTTTTTGCCGGTCATTGCTCTTTCCAATTCCGGTTGAATGCTTGCTGTTTCTTGCGGTTTTGATATTTTACGCATCAGACTGAACAGTTGAATCTTGCGCATTTTTGCCTTTCAATGCTGGTGCAACATTGTTTTGCCAAAAATCATGATGTGCTTCTTGTACCCAATAAGTTTTTTGATGAGGAAGAACAACGCCAGTGTTTGCCCAAATTGAGAATCCCAATTGCCTTGCTCTCTTACAAAAAAGAAGGTCTTCACCAATCCATTGTCCGTTGATTGCGCCATCCCAGAACCAGCACCAATCTTGGCCTTGATGTTCTGTGGCAACTTCACGCATTTTTTCCAGAACGGAACGATGCACCAAAAGACATCCGGTTCCTGCGGCATCAATCTCAAAGATTGAATTCTTGTCGTATTTGTAAAGCGGAAGAAAACCATCTTCCTGCTCCATGAAAATTGCTGGCAATGGTTGTGGATAAATCCAGCCAACATCAAATGCTGCAAACACAAGACCAGCAACAATTGGTCTTTCTATGTGATGCGCGGTTTCAATGAGTTTGTCAAAATTTTCAACACTCAACTGTTCATCTGAATCAATCATCAGAAGCCAGTCTGAATCTGTTGTATCCAAGAAATGCTTCACAACACGATTGCGTTGTTTTGATAGTAATCCAGAACCTTTGATGCGGATGTGTGAACCAAGTCTGTTTGACCTTGCTGCGCTCAATTGCATCATGGCAAATGCGAACGAACCCGAAACCATGCCAGGGTCGCAAGTGCCAATGGAAACTTTGTGATTTGCTTTCATAATTCCCCCGAATTATTAGAGGCAAAAGAAGCGACAGCCGGGGGAATCTGTCGCCTCTCTTGCCGATTTTTTCTGACCTAAGCAGCCAGAAGTTTTTCAATCATTAGAACGAAGGTGTGGCGAGGCCAGAACCCGAAATGATTGAGTTTGCTAACGGATAACGCTCGCCGGTGTAGGCAGCGAATCCATACACAACAGTCTTGATGGTGAGTGAACCAGCGCCAGTTGCATCGAAGGTCAATGCGAATGGTGAACCTGGTTGCTCCCAGAGATGATTCTCGCGGGCATCAATGACATAGATTTCATCCTGATTTGTAGTGGTTCCATAAGTGGTTCCAATGTTTGCATCAGTGATGATTGGAAGACCAAGAAGTTGGTATCCGCTGTTGCCATAATCAGCAGCGCCAGCGCCAACAGCGACTGCGTTCATTGCGCCATTTGCGGCTGGAACAACAAGTGGGCGACCTGTTGAATCAGTAGCAGCAAGCAAGAATGCAAGGCGGCGTGGGTGCATGACAACATGCGTTGGCTTTGCGAATACATTGCTCTCAATTTGCTGGAATGCATCAGCAAGTTTTGGATATAGCAATGCAACTGTTGGTGCAGTGCTGGTGAAGGTGACTGCGTTTCCACCTGAGTTGCGAAGACCCTTGATGGTTCCGGCTGTGCCAGCGCCATTGAGGATTTGATTGTCGAGAGTGGTGTGCCATGACCGGATGAGGTCATTGACAACGACTTGGTCAATGCCGGTTCCACGCTCAATTGCTTGGCGGGAAATATCCTGCTGACCTGCGATGGTGCGAACGTTGATTGTCAAAAGTGTGTCATCAACATCGGTTTCTGAAACTGCATCGTTCTGTGTTACCTGAACAGCAGTTGAGGAACCTGTGGTCATGCGGCTGATGTTCAAGGTCATACCAGCAGCAGGAAGTGAGTGCTTGGTGGTTCCGAAATCAGCGAATGGGCGACCAGCGCGTGCATAAGTTGCAGCAAGGTCAGTGAGATATTGAGGAACAACTAGACCTTCGAATTGAGCAGTTCCGACATCGCGGCGCTCAATTGATTCCTCACGCATGTGGCGTGCAAGGCGCTCGTTTGCTGCGAAGTCGCTGCGGAACTGAGCGTTGAATGCATCCTTGACGAAGGAATGTTCTGCTTGTGCAGAGTAGGTGCGTGCTTCGCGGGTTACGCGAGCAGGTGCGGATGGCATCACAACGGATGCAACAGCGGCGCGGGCTTCAGCAGCCTTTGCATCTGCATCTGCTTGTGCCTTCAGGGTTTCGATTTTTGAATCGAGCGAGCGTGATTCTTCCACCAAAGCATCATACTTGGCGGTTTCGTCTGAGGTGAGGTCAGTGCGGTTCTCAGTTGCAACTGCATCGAGAATTGCATCCATCTCAGCCTTGACAGCATCGCGGCGCTCAATCACTTTGTTGATGTAAGACATTTATTTCTCCTGTGATTGATTGTTTGATGAAGTGGTGGCAACGACAACCTGCGGCGCGTAAAGGGTGCAGGGAAGCAACCGGCTTCAATTCGGCTTGTGCCGAAAACTATTTGACTATATTGCGAAGTGCTTTTGCATAGCGAAGGGAAATCTTGCGTGCTGCTTCTTCGCTTGGTTCTGGTAGTGGGTCAATCGCACGAAGTTCTGATGATTTGTGGCCAACAAGTGTTTCAGTTGCTCGCCATCCGCCATTGTATTCCTCATATACGCGAATGAGGATTGCGGGGTCACCTTCTTCTGCGGTGATAGAAAAGTCAGAATTTGGAATTCCAAGAACACCTTCGCGCATCACATGTTCAATGCGACCACGCGCAGTTCCACCAGATGAATCCCATTCTACGAAATCGCCAACAACATCAACTGCTCTGGAATCTTCTTCTTCGATTTCTTCAACATCTTCAATTTCTTCCATTGCATCCATCTGAAGAAGTTGTGACATCACTTCGACAGATTTCATGATGTAGTCATGACCTTCTGACAAATCTTTGAAAATTGATTCAAGAACCAACAAGGATTCGCCGGTGATTTCCCGACCTTCCTTCATGGCCTTGATTGCATTGCGCAAATGTTCGCGGGCTTCCACCGATGTTGCAGGATATGCAGGATATGTGACAACAGAAACATCACCATCAGCAAGGGAAACTTCTTTCAATGTTCTTTCGCTGCGGTCAGAATTCCAAGCCTGACGAATCACGCGAAATGCAAAACTCATTTGGTCAAGGTCGCCGCGCTCAACTAGCGCGTATAAATCGCGGCCTTCTGTGGTGTTGGCGATAATCGCATCAAAGCGAAGACCAACTGAATCTTCTTCAAGCGTGAGTGTTCCATTCTTGGTGCGAGCCAATGGAAGACCTTCGTGATTGATGAGCAATCGAACATCCGGCATTTCAGAAAGCGTTTTGCGAAATGCGCCCGGTGCGATTCTCTCAACGAATGGAAGCGGAACTGATGGGTTGTTGAAAACTGCGGCATATCCTGAAAGCCGCATTGTTCCATCTTCTGCTGCTCTTGCTTCGATGTTCTGCACCGCGAATGTGCGGCGTTCAATCTTCTTTGCCACTTGTTTGCTCCTTGAATCTGCGGCTTCTGCATCTAATTCGGCAACCTTGCGTTGCGCCCATTTCATTGCTCTGTCGCTTTCGCTCTTTGGGTAGCCGCCCCAAAGTGCATGCGCAACCATTCCCGGTGTTGGTTTTGATTCATCGCCTACTTCTGGCGAATCTAAATCAACCATGTGACGGGCAAACCAAGCAGCCATGCGGCGTGCTTTGCTTTCACTCACCGAACCATCTGCCATTTCTCTTGCTTCG